TTCAGAGACAATACCATCACCAAAGTTAGTTTCGATGACTAATTTAGTTACGTTGTATTTTTTACAACCTCTTAGAATGTCCAAGAGCGTGTTGTCTGAGTATCCGTCTCGGTAAGCACGCATTTCGTGCAAGTACAAGAAACCGTTTCGTTGGGAGATAAAAGATGCTGCTGTTTCATCTGAACCACGACCCGACGGGTCAACCGAGCAGATTGTCTCCGTGTAAGGGTCCCATGTTCCTTGTAACTGCATTGGACTGTAGAAATAATCCCCAGGTAGTCCAACAGTTGGTAACTCTTTGATGACGTTAGAAGGATCGGAGCACCACACGACAGCTTCGGGCGCTGTTGTAGGGTTGACTGAAGTGACGACAAGGTCGGCGCACTTGAGGGGAAACTTCTCACTGTCGCTAAGGCTGGTGTCGAGCATAAACTGCAACATAAAGTTGCTACGACCCATTGAGGCTTCACGTTCGATAAGATCATCATTGTCAAAACGGTCAGGATCAGTTACATGCCAGGGTTCTGCACCATTATCTATATCCTCTTGTAGTTGAGGCGCTAGAAGCCCTTCATAGTTAGAAATGGACCTTGGGTACCTAGCAGTCCAAACAAAGGGCTTGTAGGACCTCTCAGCTAGCTTACGATAGATAGTAAAGGTAGTCTGAGGAGTACCGAGGTACATAATACGTGAATCTTGTTTAGGAGTAAGGATAGATTCAGCTTCTGTACAAAGTTGAAGGAGTTTTTCTCGCATTAACTCTGTCATTGAATTACCTGGGACTTCAATGTCGTCCAGAATCATGAGGTCTGCGCGTGAGCCCGTCAACTGACCTGTGATTCCAACACTTTTTACGCTTGGGGCTTGGTGAGGTGAGCACAGTACATCGAAGCTTACCCTCGACCACCTTGCATCGTCGGACTTCGGGCGTAAATGAGAAAGCCATGGCGTTTCAATGATAAGTTTTTGCAAGAAGATCGACATATTATCCGCCCTCTCCTTAGAGGCGGAAATGATCATAATTTTTCGCTCTTGATCATTAAAGAGAGTCCAGAGCACGAACGCTCCAGTGATCCAGCTTTTTCCAACTCCACGGAAAGCTTGAATCTGAAGACGTTTAGGTCCATTTTGAAGATAGTCTGCGATAGCATATTGAGCGCGGGTTGGAGAAGGTAGATCAAGCTGAGTCCACAGAGCTTGTAGAAACAGCTTGAAATCCGACTTTAATAAGTCGAGAGTATTCATTTAACCGTAAAAAGATGGGAGGGATGGAAAAGTTTTTTCTTTACTAGATGAGCGAGATTTAGGTTCTGTCTTAATACGGTTACCGTAAATATCTTTTTTAAAAGATACCTTCAGTGCTTTTTTACGGCTACCGTAAATATCAGTAGCACGAGGTTCCCGAGCACGGATATCACGCTTTAATTTAGTACCATCTTGCATACCAAAACGTTTAGCGTTGTCAGGCATTTGATCCATGACAAAGTTACCCCAATCAGCACCAGCCTTACTTAATTTCATGCTAGAACTTCTAGCCTCGGGTCGGGTCATAAAATTAGGTCTAGAATCACCAATCATAAGACGGTTTTTTACATATCTACCTTTTTTGACACCAGAGCGTGCTTGAGAGTTGTTTTTCATATTACTTTAGTTTGGTATTGTATTTTTTACCACGCCAGGTAAAGTTAGATTTACCAGCTTTACGAGCTTTTGCAAAGGCGTTATCAAAGTTAGAAGCGTTAGCTTTACGGCTAAGTTCTTTTTCTTTAGACTTGTAATCTTTACCCATGCTAGCCATTGGTTTTTTCTTAGGCTTAGACTTTGGCTTAGGTTTTTCATTGAACGTTGTACGTCCAGCACCTCGACTTGATTCGGATTTAGCACGATTAGTCTTTCGGTAAGCTTCGCCAATAGCAGCACCAATAGCAATAGCATCAGCTGCACCGCCAAGTCGACCAATACCACCACCAGGTTTAATTTTTACTCGTTTAGACGGATCAAAACTTACGCCAGGTGTTTTAGGTCCAGTGTAAGTAGTCTTAGTAGCAGGTGTATTACGAGTACCAATTATACCAGTAGACTTGGGTTTAGTCTTAACTCGTGCACGGCTACCACCTTGACCCGTTGTAACGCGGCTAGAAGAGCCCTTAGTAGACGCTCTGGTGCTAGATGACGTAGGCTTGGGTACAGTGCTCTTCTTGGACCTTGTAGAGCGGTTAGAAGAGCTTGTAACAGTCTTACGGTCACGACGACGGTAAGCTTTACGAGGATCTCTATTACTTGCCATTACATACCCCGGCGACGGCGACGTGCTGCTGCACGGCGTTGATCAGCCAAGCTAGGCTTACGCTTAGGCTTAGGAGGAGTAGGTTTACGGTTTACAGCAGCTCGGCTACCAGCACGAGGTCCCTGCTTTTTCTTTTTAGGTTTATCTAGGTTACTGCCAGTATAAGCACTAGAAGAACTCATAAAATTAGAGTTAGTAGCAGGGGGTTTACCTTTTTTAGGGGTAACTTTTTTTACGTTGCTACCGCCTAGTTCAAGCACAGCTTTACCGGTTTTACCACCAGCTTTCGGTTTAGGGGTAGGAGCAGATTTTGCAGGACCAACTTTGTTACGGGTAGCTTTGTTAGCATCACCGTGATACAATTTGTACAGACGATCAGCGGATGCTTTAAATTTCTTTTGGTCAATAGTGCCAGCTTTTAGTTGAGCACGAAGCTTATCATATTTATCGTTGATAGCTTTTTTAGTGTACGCCATGAATGTATTGTTCTAAAATGTTTGTACGGAGGGGATGATTCAGAAATTCTGAGTAGTGTAGTGTTCCTTTTTCCTGATTACAACGTAGGCAGGAGCATACGAGGTTGTGGGTGTCATCTTTGCCGCCAAGATGGCGAGGATGGACGTGATCAAGAGTGAGATCATTAATGTCATAGGTTTCTCCACAATAAATACATGTACAATCGAAAAATTCCTTGATAGCACGCCTCCACAGGCGCTTGGCTTGCGATGAGGTCATAGCTATTAAGTTGAATCTGTAATGGTCAGGGTTAGGGAACAACGGAGTCATCGTTTTGAGTTGGTTTTACGAGCGCCTTTTTGACGATTTTTTTTCCTAGGGACACACCGAAGATTATTTCGGTTATTGTTTTTAGGGTTATTGTCAATGTGGTCAACTTCGCTACCTTTAGCGCATTTCATTTTACGAGCTGCGCGTTTACGTGACGTGTTTTTGTCCTGCGTTTTTTTGCGGTATGCTTTAAGGTACTCACGTCTTGCAGCATACTCTTTTTTATAGTTTCGAGCCATACAACCTCTGCTGTACAAGTTCAGGGTCAATTTCAGGCATAATTTTAGACAATTTGTCTAGAGGGTTGCCGTCGTATGCTACGCCACTAATGTCATTAGTTTTAAGCCAGTCACAAGCTGCCTTAAGATCTTGTGTAGTAGCCTCGCCCGACTTAATGCGGGCAAGGAACTCCTTCGTTACAAGATTATGCAGCTCATTAAACTGGTCTTCAGTCGCCTTCTTTTTCACCAAGCAGCTCCCGTCGAATCAAATCGACCGCGTAGTCATCCACTGCATTGTCAGTACGCTTAGCATAAGCAGCAAGCAAATCAATGACAAGGTTTTTTACAGCATCGCTGGTAAGAAAAGCGAAAATAATAGGACGGATAAGTTTAATCATGATGCAAGTTTGTCAATTTTAGTTTCAATGCGTATCATGTGCGCTTCCACCCGTTCAATCGCATTGGCAAATGACTCTTTGCTGACATAATTTTCAGCAACACGAAGTTCAAATGTATCAATACGATTGTCAAGATCGTGGACCCGGGTGTAGAGTCCACGAATAAGCACACTAAAACCTGTAGCACCTGCCAATGCAATTGGAATTAGTGGTTCCCACATCAGTCTTCAGCCTCAAGGAAAGTTTTGTCAATAGCTTTGATAGAACCGTCAGACTTGTCAACTACAAGGAACAGGTAGTTGTCATCACCAGAGTCAGTAGGAACAGTGTCAGCAGACGTAGATCCAACCAGCACGTTTACGTTGTTACCGGTATCAACAGTCTTGGCATCGATAGCTTCAGAAGCAGTTTCAAGAGCCTGCAGAGCAGCTTTAACAGTTGCACTGTCAGCAATAGTAGAACCAGTGAAAGTTCCCAGGTCTTCATCATTCTGAGCCACACCTGTGAGGGTGTTCAGATCGCCTACAGCAGTCGTCAGAGAGGTCAGGCTAGTGGCACTACCTTTAGACTCAACAGCGGT